CGTTAGGAACACGGCTTCCTGATACCAGGGAAATATACCACAACCATGTAGAAGGCCAGAGACCGTCACGCTTCACTCGAAGTCGCGACAAAGGAAACCGAGAGCGGCAACGTCCAAATCATGGTGACCGAAGAGAAAGCGGTCAGACAAGTCCATGATGTCAGAGTAGGTCAACCCATACCTATAATGCCAAAACCTGTTAAAATCGTCGCGTCGGCCGACGATCCCAGGATTGACAATGGATGCGCAGACACCAGAAAATCCGAGGCGCAAAAAAGCGCCTCGAACATTCCAGCCCAAAGCATCTAAGGATGGGTCACCACTTCCATCATAAAGGGACTTGAACCGTTTCAAAAACTTATCGCGCAAGCCAGGGCAGAACCTGAACTCATAAGCGTAGCTGAGACTCTTCCCAGCAAGATACGCCTCGTCAGAAACTGCCTGATTAGAGCTAGCTCGCACATTGAAACGGGCGACAGCTTTACCAAGGAAAGGAACCATGACAAAGGAACCAGAATCCAAACTAACAAAATGTTTGGAAAGAAAACTGCACTCCTCAAGAAAGGAATGACAGAAAACTTTAGCGCGCATGTGCGCACGGCGGCAGACGTTCTCGTACAAACGACGGTAGTCACGGAGACGCTTAAAGACCGGATTATCCAGCCTCATAAGCATATCATCCCCGAGAGCTAAAACGCTGCCACGCGCACCAGTGCGCTGACAAAAAACATAATTGAGAGTAAGATTCCACATTGTGTTGCGAAACGTTGTAGATTGTGCTCCAGTGGGTAACTGATTCTCAATACTGGCCTTAACCCGGTGCTTCCGAGAGGAAACACGAAAGCTATTAGCGACCAGCATGAGAGCAGTCAACCACTTGGGAGCGCCGAAGCGCTCGAGCCAAGCAACCTCCAACATATGCACGTCCTTGACCTGAGTCATGTCATTACTGCTAAAGTCCGATTCCAAATAAATGCAACCGGGCTGAGAATTGGCAGTAATGTGGGCGACCAAAGCGGGCGTGTCTTCTGCATAAGCCCCCATCCTCTGAACGTCAGACAGGGTATCTTGTTTGAATGCAGAAAACATCCGCTTACAGCATCGCCACATGACAGGGCCAAGCAACACGTTGTGCAGATCCGTAGACTGGTAAATGATACGAGGCGCCCAATCCGGGTCGTTGCGTTTGAGCAAAGCCTCAACCTTGACAAAAATCTCCTTGTCCGTGAAATCACGGAGAGTAGCGTCAGAGATTTTGCCATAAGCCTTCAAATGGCGGGCTTGTTTGGCGGAGTCAAATTGAGAATTCCACGACTCGAAAAGTTCGCGATCATAAACCAGCGGATCCCATGCATCAGGTGCAACGGCGTGCAGCAACTCGGCATTGCTGACAAGGTAGTCAAGAGGAAGTCGAGCTGCGCTGTAAAAATTACAGCGCTTATCGAATGCGGCAAGAAGATTCTTGCGGCTGCCGTCAGGCACAACGGGAATGTGCTGACGGATAAGCGGGCCAAGAATATCTTGTCGCATGTCCTTATAATCCTCTTTCCTACAGTCAGCAGGAATGCCGAACGTGGCAGGAACCTTAAAAGAAGAAACCGTTCGGTGTGCTCTTGTCCGTGCACGGCGCACAAAGTACGCC